GCGAATACTTGTAAATCTTTGCCGGCAAGGCCAGCGGATTTACCAAACACTGCAAACGTGCCAGCGGCTTTTAGTGCTGCCGTTTCCGATATGCCGAACGCGCGGTTTGCTTCCCGGGCGAACGCTGCAACCTCAACACTGATAGCGCCAAAAACCACGCGGTTTTTGCTTAACGCCTCTTGTAGGTCTGACGCTGCCTGTACTGATTTATAGGCCAATACGCCTACGCCTGTAACGGCGCCTGCTATTGCTGCACCTACTAGCGGTAACGAACTGCCTAAACCCTTAAACGCTTTTTGTGCAGCGTTTATACCTTGATCGCTAAAGGTAGTAATAATCGGTATGTTGATTGCCATTATCTAACCTTTAGTTGCCTGTTTGTGCGTTTCATTACTTCGGTTATAACGCTTAAAACTTCGGCCTGAACTGCTGGCCTGTTTTTGTCTACTGCTACGTCAATAACGCGCGGCTGTTGGCCTACCTCTACGTTTAGGTTGCTAACAAATTGGCTGCTGGTATTGCGCCCGGCATGGTCATAAATAGCGCCTGCCGCGTCGAGGCTTTGCACGGTCATAAGGCGGTAAGGCTTAGCGCCGTAAACTACCTGCTGGGTAAACGATGACCCGCGGTCATCAGTGCGCGTAAAGTTTACGTAACGTTCTTTGCTGCCCCGTACGCCCGTTTTGATCTTAAACCCTTTTTGCACGGCGTCGGTACGGTAACTGGTTTCACGGCCTCGAATAAGGTTGCCGCGCACCATGCCCGACAGTGGCGCCCCGTTGCCTTTGCTGTTGTCGTAACTGGCCACCATTTGGCGGGCTTCGCTTAATATGACTTCGCCCGCGCGTTGTATTTGTTTAGTAACTTGGCGCCTGTACTTGGGGTCAATTTCGTTAAGCAGTTTTAAGGTTTCTTGGATACCTTTAATTTCCAATACGTTTGCGGCCACGGCGTTACCTTCTGTTGCGTTCCTCTAAGCACTTTACAACAGTGGCTAGGTCTTTAGTGTCAAACTCGATTTGCGGTGGCCACCAACCAACGGTTATTAGCAGTTCTGCTAGTTGCCTTCGGTAGGTGCCGGGGTAAAAGGGCTGGGGTCTACCGCCTCTACAACTTCGATATTTACCAATTGCTTTATGAACGCGTCAAAATCGCCCGGTACTACAACTTTGTGGTGCTTGCTTGCTTCCCACGCCAAATACGCTAAATCCTCAATACCGATACCAGTAGCCATGTCTGAGGCTTTACGCTTAAAACGGCGTTCCCACGCAACAACAGTAAATAGGTTTGTAGTTACTTCGTACGCGTTGTCGGGTAAAGATACTTTTAATGTTAATTGCATTGTGCGTGCCTTTGTGTCGGGCCGTTGCCGGCGCTAATTAAACTTCGACTACTGAGTAAACCCCGCCCGTAAAAGTAATGCTTACGGTGCCAAGTGCGCCCAATGCCAACGTATACGGGATTGCTTCCAAGTATGCGCCTGTAAGGGTCATGGTTGGGTTGGTTGCGGTGCCCGGGCTGGTTGCTGACGGTGACCACGAAACAGTTGTAGTAGTTCCTACCAATGCTTTAAGCGTTGCGTATGTTTCTGTTGCGGCAAACGACGCGTATAGGTCAAGTTGCAGCGTAGAGTTTTCGAGGCCTGCAGTGTAACTGCGTGACGTGGTGCCAAACGCGGTACTTTCCAGCGCCTCAATAGTGCGGGTAAAAACCAAACCTTGGCACTGATCTTGCAAAGAAACTGAGTTCACGGTTACGTTTGGGTTGCTTAGGTAAGTTGAGGTAGGCATAGTAGTTAGTCCTTTGGTGTGTTCTTGCTATTAGTTTTAGCAGGTTTTGCGGTTTCATTTGTGGATTGTTCTAAAAATCCGCCTTCGACTAGGGCCGCTACGTTTATGCCGTTGGCGGTTGCACCGTCAGCGTCGTATTCTGTGCCGGGTTCGCCTAAGCGTGGGCTAATAATTTTGTAAGGCATTGGGTTTCCTAACTGGTTTGGGCTTGCATTTCTATAGTTAAATCGTAGGCGGGCATTTCGGCCCCACCGATAACAGCAATAGTAGGGCGCCCGCCAGTTACGGCAACGTTTTTACCTAATACTTTGCTAGCCAAGTTCATTAGGCTGCGTTGCGCGTCAAGGTTGCCCGGCCCAAGTGTAATTATGCGAACCGTGTAGGTGAGTTGCACTATGTTTCCGCCGCCGCCATAAACCACAAAACTAGGCGCGTCAATAAACGCACAAGGCGGCACAAGGTTACGGGGGTCTGTTACTACCTGCAGCCCTGTAACGCTTGTTAGCGTGGCTGCTAGATCGTCTAGCGCCTCATTAAACAGGTCTGTATAGGCAACAGGCATTAGGCAACCTGTGGCCGTGGAATACCCAACAGCATTTTAATAGCCGGGCTGAGGCCTACCGAACTGCCAGCGGCCATACCGTCAAACGCTGCAAAATCTGTTACCGCGCCGCGCTGCCTGTAAAAGAAACCGCCTAAAGAGATGGTGCCAAGGGTTACTTGCCCATTGGGCGACGTGGTGAGGCTGTCTATGTACCCTGCCTCTTGGCGTCGAGTAAAGGCAAGGCTGTTCGCGGCCGACGCGCATTGGGTTAAGAATGTCGTATCAAGTGCCGACGCTGTACCAATACCTAACCAGTCCTCAATTTGCGTGGCCGTAATCCACGTGCAAGTTTCGGTAAACGTAATTGTGCCGCTGGCAGCGCTGCGTTGTACGTTGCTTCCCGTGCATGAATAGAGAACCTGATTAGGTACCGGTACTTCGTAATCGTAAAGTAAATCGCCGTATTCGTCTAAGCCAATAAACAGATACTCAGGTATAGCGCGAACGGTAAACGTGCCGTTAAAAGGTACGCCAACTGTTGCAACTGTAAAACTTCCGCCTACTACTAAATCGTTTGGCGTGAGGGTTTGCAGTACTGCGAAGTTGTCCAGTAACTGTTTATGGGTGACCGAGTAGACGGCCATAACTGGCCTACCTTTCGGTTATCAGACGAACTTAACGAACTTGGTTGCGTCTGCCATGAACGCGGCTGCATAGCCACGGTAGGCAATAGTGCGGCCAAGTGTGCTTGGTACGTCTACCGAGATAGCGCCCTTTTGCTGTTCGTAGAACTCAAAACCTGCTGCTGGGCCTGCTGCGTGACCCATGAACGAACCCGGTGTGTTTTTGTCTACGACAAGTACCAAACCTAGCGGGTTACCGTTCCATGAGTTGGCTGACAGTTCGCCCGGTGCGTTCATAGCGCCGATTTGTGGGAATACTGGTCGCTTAGTGCTGTCTACCAATGAACCTAACGCTGCCCACGTACCCGGTGTAACCACCATGTGAGTAGGTAGGTAGTTGCTGTTTGCGCTGATCTGACGGGCGCCTTCGTAAATTGCGGCGATCCAGTCCTCAGGGTCTGAAGTGTCGGCTACTGCTGAAGTTTGTGTAATTGCTGCATGGCAAGTGTCTACTGCGTAGTTGTCGGTTGCTTGACCGTAAGCGATTGCCAACTGATCTAAAACAATGTTGATCGAGGCTGGGTCTGTCCAGTCCAAATCTTGTTCGGACATTGTTACGAACGTTCCAAACGTCAATTTGTTTACGTTGTTATTTGCAACGGTAACTGTGCTTGGGTCAAGTTGGTTTAGTTGGCCTGTTGGCTGTTGCGTAACTACCGGCCTCACTGTGATCACAGGTCGGCGAAATGTGGCCCCACTTTGTGGCATGGCCTTAGCACCGATAGCGCTAACAAATGGGCGAATAGGGTTCAGTCCGTCGTAAACGCTGCCAGTAATAATTTCTGGCAAAATACCGGGGGTGTCAGCGGTAGTAATGTTTGGCGCTGCAGCCTGAATACGTGCGTTCATTTCGGCAAGTACGCCGCCGCCTTGGAATGTTGCTGCGATAAACTCGCTAGCCGATGGCAACTTAAAGTTGCGTGGCTGCGCGTACAATGGCTGGGCCATTGGTGCGGCTTCGATAACGGCTGGGGTTTCTACTGGGTTTGACATTTCGTTATTCTCCTCTACGGGTTCCTGTTTATCATTTAACTCTACTTCGTCGGGCTGTTGGTGGATACTTGCGGCCACTCGATCTACTGACGCGCCAGCAAACGCACCAAACGGCACAAGGCTTAATTCTTGCCACTGGGCGGCCTCAATAATCATTACGCCTTCAGCG